AATGGCAAACCAAATAGTAATTTAAAACCAAAACCAATGACATTATATTATGCGACTAGTTCGTGGAGTAGTCAACCACAAGTACCACAAAAAACAGTTGATCTTTGGAATCACGTAACTGAAAAGAAAAACTGGAGAATTGTGCAATTACCAAACGGATTTTACCAAACCGAATATTTAGACCTAGAAAAAGAAGATATTTGGCACGACGTAACAAGGCGTGAAACAATGGAAGGGGCTGAGCAAGCGATAGATGCTTCAATAGCTCATTACCAAAAAAAGCTTAGCTTTGTAAACGGTCCACAAGTAGTAAAGACCTTTGAATAATATTTTATAATCAAATCAAATTAAATTAAATCATGACTGACAAAATTGTCAAAAATCTTAACTTTGGTCAAGACGCCAAGGATAAGGTGTTTAAAGGTATAGATAAATTAACAAAGGCTGTTAGCTCCACACTTGGGGCTAGCGGCCAATGTGTAATACTAGAAGATGATCAGGGCAAACCTGTCATTACAAAAGATGGTGTAACAGTAGCAAACGCTATTACATTATTAGACCCGGTAGAAAATATGGGTGCGACGCTTTTAAAAGAAGCAGCTAGAAAAACTGTTCAAGAAGCTGGCGATGGAACAACAACGGCTACAGTACTAGCGCACTCAATTTTAACTGAGGCCTACAAAAACCTAGAAAAAGACAATGTACGTAATATTAAAAACGGTATTACTACAGCTGTCGATAAAGTAGTTAAATACTTAGAAGAAAAAGCTATAGCAGTAGAAGGCAGTATGCTTGATGATGTAGCTGCTATTAGTTGTAATAACGACAGTGAACTAGGTAAGATTATTGGCGATGCTTTTAAAGCCGCTGGAGAAAATGGAGTTGTCGTAATGGAACCAACAACTGAAGACAAGACAGAGTTTGAGCTTGTCGATGGTGTTCAATATGAAAAAGGTTTAACAAACTCTCATTTCATAACTAGTAAAGAAAAGCGTGTGGCAGAACTTGATAATCCTCTTGTGCTGCTAGTCGAGTCACCAGTAGAATCAATACGTAAGATTCAGTCAGTGCTCGAATATGTTATTAAAAATAAAAAGCCTTTACTTATTATTGGTGATCTGGAAACAGAGGTGTTAGCTACGCTTGCAATGAATAAAGTAAAAGGTAATATAAAAGTAAATGTAGTAAACGCACCTACATATGGTATAAACAAGAAAGATACACTTTCAGATTTAGCTGTACTTACCGGTGCCACTGTTATCAACGAAGATCTTGGTGATGACTTAGACATTATAAACCCAGACTTTCTAGGATCATGCTTTAAGAGCACAACTAGTGATACAGATACAATACTTCAAGTAGATACTTCTACTGACGAGATAAAGCGTTTAATTGATTCAGTTAAAAAACTAATATCTAAAGCTAAAGCTCCCGGTGAAATTATAAGACTTGAAAAAAGATTAGCTAGACTATCAGCGAAAGTTGCAGTTGTAAAAATAGGGGCTAACTCAGAGATAGAGTTAAAAGAAAAATCAGATAGAGTCGAAGATGCTATCTGTGCTACTAAAGCCGCGGTAAAAGAAGGTATAGTATCTGGAGGTGGTATAGCTCTTCGCGATGCATCTAATAAAACTAAAGGTAAAACCGTTGGTGAAAAGATATTGCTAGAGGCTATTAAAGCTCCGTTTAAAACTATACTAAATAACGCTGGACTAGAAGAGGTTGGTACGCCCGAAGAAGGTATGGGTGTTAATGTAGTTACAGGTGAAACTGTTCACATGGTTGATACAGGGATTATAGATCCTTTACTTGTAACTAAAAGCGCACTCAAACACGCGGCTTCAGTGGCTACCACTATATTGTCTACAGATTGTGTAATCAATAATTTAAGAGTTGGAGATGAAAGCAGTAGGTAGAAATATAGTAATAAAAAAGAAAAAAGAAGACACCGTCAAAAAAACTGACGGTGGTCTTATGTTAACTGGTAAACAAAGAGTTGATATTCGTTATAAAGAAGCGACTATACTTCATTGTGGTGACGACGTTAAAGGTGTAGAAGAAGGTCAAACAATATTCTACGATAAAAACGCCGGCCACAGACTTGAAGTAGATAAGCAAGTTTTTTATGTTATACGAGATGTAGACGTTGTAGTTGTGCTATGAGAATAGATGCTAGTGACATTAGGGATTTAAATCTTCTTAAACACTATCGTATAATACGTAAGTGGGCTTGTAAAAATAATGATTTAAACGATGCAGAGCTAGAGCTTTTAATATATTTAGACTGTATGGATATGTTTACTAGAAAAGATTTTGAAGACGGTACATATTCTTTTAGTTGGGATAATCGTAGATGGAACAAGCTTTTACAAAATGATTGGATTAGTCTTTGGCGAAGAAACAATAGAACTACACAGAAGTATAATATATATAAAGTTTCGTTTAAAGGTAAACAATTAATATCAAGAGTGTATAAAATAATGCTAGGCGAAGAAGATATACCTACTAGCACTAGAAGAAATAGTATAATGAAAGGCAAGAGCTACAGCGATAAAGTTTACTCGTTTGCTATTAAAAACGTTAACAAAGATAAAGAAAGATAATTATGTCTAAAAAAGGAATGAAGTACGATTACAAAAAAGCGTACGATAAAAATTTACCAATATCTGAGAGATTTCACTACTTAGAAAACGCTAGGCGTGATCAAGATTCTGCAGCTACATTTGTAGACCCAACAATGGCTTCTGTCGGTATAGATACTCAAGAGGTTATACAGCCTCAAATGACTTTTCAACCACCGATGCCATCTAACCAAATGGGTGTTGCTAGACCAGTGTTTAATCCACAAGTACAAGGTATGGCGCAGACTATATATGGTACGCCCGAGCAAAGACAAATGTCTGTTAACTCTGGATTTATGGTTAAATCACCTTTAGAAGGTAATGAGTTCACTGGAGCTTTGGCAGCTGCAAAAGAATCTGGGGCATCTACTTTTGAAGTTGACGGAGAAACTTATAATGTAAAATAAAAACTATGGAACACGCAATAGATAAGATCATTAAAAAGCCAGTATTAGAAGGGCAGATCGGAGAATCTCATATTTGGGACGGACCACTAGATACCACTGGTTTTCCAATGGGTAAAGGTAGTAGCTCAGGCATAAAAGGTATGCAAATTAAAAAATACCCTTGCAAGTCTTACGATCTACAAGGTCCTATTACGTCGAGAGCAAAAGGATAAGATGATGGCATCTTTACAAGATTTAAGAATTTACGGTATAAACGGTACTACATTGGGAGTAACAACATTTACAGAACTTGAAATGGGTTTAAAAATACTATTGTTAATAGTTACTATAGGCTATACCGTCACTAAATGGATAGATCTTAAGAAAAAATAAACAATGGCAGAGCTTAGTGAAAACACTAAATTCAACGTCAATGTAAAAACAATAATCGCTATCTGCGCTGGTTTACTTTCAATAGCAGGGGTTTATTTTACACTGATAGCTGAGATACAACAGATGCATTTAGATCTTATGCGCATGGAGTCTGAGCTTGAGATGAACTCTGAGTTTAGAATTAAATGGCCGCGTGGAGAACTAGGAGCATTACCAGATGACGCTGAGCAGAATATGCGTCTTATATATTTAGAAAAGTATCAAGAAAAAGTCGTTACTGATGTTGATCAATTAAAGCTTAAGGTTAAAGAACTAGAGGCTTGTATGAACGAATAAAATTAAATGGAAAATATAAGTAATCACATAAGTTATAAAGAAGGTACAAGAAGCCTTACAGCTATACGTCTTGGTTTAGAAAATAAACCAAACTCGTATCAGTTAAGTAATATGATTGGTGTGGCTAAAAATATATTTGAACCATTACGTGCATGGGTTAATGATCCTATAAAAGTAAACTCTTTTTTTAGAAGTGAAGAACTTAACAAAGCTATAGGCGGAAGTTCTAGATCACAGCATTGCGAAGGTAGAGCAATTGATATTGACGACACATACGGTCACGCTACAAACGCTGAAATGTTTAACTGGATAAAAGAAAATCTAAACTTTGATCAAATGATCTGGGAGTTTGGTGACGATGAAAATCCTGACTGGGTACATATTAGCTGGGTTTCTGAAGATCAGAATAGAAACAGATGTTTACGAGCTGAGCGTATAAATGGCAAAACAACTTATAGAGTAATTTAACATGGCCAAGGTAGATAAAAAAACACTTAAGTGTAATAAACCCCGGAGAACTCCGAGCCACCCTAAAAAATCTCATATAGTAAAAGCTTGTGAGTCTGGTAAAGAAAAAATTATTAGATTTGGCGAGCAAGGAGCAAAGACTGCAGGTAAACCTAAAGCAGGTGAGTCTGAGCGTATGAAAAAGAAACGTGCTAGTTTCAAAGCACGACACGCTAAAAATATTAAAAAAGGAAAAATGTCTGCAGCTTACTGGGCTGATAAAGTTAAGTGGTAATGAAATCAAAAGGACTAGGAGACGACATAGCGAAATTTACCAAAGCTACAGGTATAAAAACTATTGTAGATAAAGTTTCAGAAGGTTTGAATATTCCTTGCGGTTGCTCTGCTAGACAAGCGTGGTTTAACGATAAAGTGCCTTATAATAAATAATATGGCTTTTAAAATTAAACCTCCATACAGCTTAGATAACACGCCTATATACCATGTAACAATGGAAGATGGCGTGCTTGGTAAAGCTAATAATAACGGTACTATTATTATAAATAAAGATGTACCTTGTGATAGAATACAAGAAGTAATCGATCACGAGATGATTCATATAGATCAAATGCGTAGAGGTGATCTTGATTATGATAATAAAAATGTATACTGGAAAGGTAAGGTAATACCTCGCTCGAGTATTAAAGAAGGAGCAAAAAATTTACCTTGGGAAAAAGAAGCTTATAACAAAACAAAATAAATAAAACAAAATGCCTTACGATAAATCACCAATGAAAAAATCATCTTGTATTAAAATGTATGATGATAAAGGAAAACAAACTGGACTAATGATGGAAGGTTCTGTAGCTCATATGGAATCTGTTTCACAAGAAAAGAAAAACTTAATGAAAGACATGCCCGTTGATGACAAGGCTTCAGCGATGGAAATGTCTCCATACAAAATGGATCACGGAGATTCAGTCGCTAAATTCACCGGAATGAGCGGAGGATCTGCAATGCATCACTCTGGTAAAAGCAAACTACACGCTAAACCTGAAAAAAATTATCCAGATGATGGACATCTTCATTACCAAGATGGTAAAAAAGTAGAAAGCCCAGGTGTTTCTGAAACTAAAAAATTATCAGATACTTCAGGTGCTGTGCCTCAAATGTATTCACGTAAAAAATAATGAAAAAACTTTTAAGTCTCTTATCTGGTAATCTAATTAAAGATGTAGGTAATGTTATTGACAAACTTACCACTACAGATGAAGAACGATTAGCTGCTAAACAAAAGCTACAAGAGCTTTTAGAACAAGCCGACAAAGACGCTCAAGATCAAGTAACAGAGCGTTGGAAACTAGATATGGAGAGCGATAGTTTTCTTTCTAAAAACATTCGTCCATTAGTTTTAGTTTATTTGACGGTTATATTTACAGCACTATCTTTTTTCGATGGTAACATTGGTGGCTTTCAAGTGGACGAGGCTTATATACCTATTTTTCAATCACTACTTATAACTGTTTACGGCGCGTATTTCGTAGGGCGAACGTGGGAAAAAAATAAAAAATCAAGTAATAATAAGTAGTATAAGTTATTAATAATCAATTAAATTTAATTAAATGTCAAAATCAATTACAGCTGAAGAGCTTAAACAGGTTAAAGAACAACAATCAGAGCTAGGTACTGTTGTTAATCAGATCGGACAACTAGAAGCAAACAAACACTCACTGCTTCATAAGATCGCCGGTATTAACGAAGGTATCGAAGAGACTAAAAAACAACTAGAAGAAAAGTACGGATCTATTAATATTAATTTAGAAGACGGTACTTACACTGAAATTGAAAAAGAAGATGACAGTGAACTAGCTGTTGTTAAATCAGAGGACTAATGAGTACTGTTATAAGAAAAATCAGTATTGGCTCTGATTATAAGAACGATGCGATGCATTATGCTATAGGCCAGCAAGTATATGGTGGTCACGAAATATCGCATATTCTTTTTGAAGATGTAGATGCTTCTTATAACATATTTATAAAGAAAAACAACGAGGTATTGCCATGGAAGAAATTTAATTCTAACATGGCTATATCCGTTGAATATGATTTAGAATATTAATGAGAAGTGTTTTTGATTTTATAGTCACACCTGTAGAGAGCAGATATGACAATGAAATTAATTTAAACGGCGATAAACTTATAGTAAATTCTAGTATAGAAAACTTTAAGCTTATAAGTAGAAGAGCTATAGTGTTGTCAACACCATCTGCTTATTCTACACCAATACAAAAAGGTGATGAGGTTATTATACACCATAATGTATTTAGAAGATATTACAACCATCAAGGTAAGGAAGTCGATAGCAGTAAAACCTTAGATGACAATAAATATCTTTGTCAATTAGATCAAATATATCTTTACAGAAACATATATCAATGGAAGCCAGTTGGTGAACACTGTTTTATTATACCAATAAAAAATATTGATCAATGGTCACAAGAGCCAGAAGAAAAAAATAAAGGTATAGTAAAGATAGGAAATAAAACCTTAAAAACTTTAGGTATAAACGAAGGTGATCTAGTTGGTTTTAAATCTAATAGAGAGTTCGAGTTTATTATAAATAAACAAAGACTTTATTGTATGCAATCAAATGATATTTTAGTTAAGTATGAGTTCAAAGGAAACGAGGAGGAATATAATCCGAGCTGGGCAAAAAGCAGTTGACGAGTTAATTAAAGTTGCTGAAGAAAAAATCATCACTAACACAGAAGATGATGTTTCTGCAGACAGACTTAAAAACGCTGCGGCTACTAAAAAGCTTGCTATATTCGATGCGTTTGAAATACTTGCTAGAATAGAAGAAGAAAAAAGTATGCTTGAAAATAAACCTAAAGAAACCAAAGAAAACAGTTTTAAAGGTTTTGCTGAGGGCAGATCAAGATAATGTACGAGCAGTCTTTAGTTAAAACAGTAGAAGACCACATAAAACCTAAAGTTTTAAAAAGAAACAATAGGTATAAAAAGTGGGAGTATGGTTACGACGTTGAGCACGACGTTGTCATCATTAGTAAAGACGGAACTATAGGAGAGGTTGTTGAAATACAAAACCTTAAAATAGCTTTGCCAAAAGAACCTGAAAATGTTTTTAGTAATTCTAAAAAAATAGAAGAGCAGATGTGGGTTAAAGCAGAATACCCAAAAACTCTATCTAAAATAAAAAGTGTTTTCGATTGGCAGCGGTATCCTAATAGTTTTAAAGAAGAATGGTACGATTATATTGACGAAGAATTTAGAAGACGTGAAGAAGGATATTGGTTCTATAATAGAGGTTTGGCTACTTACATCACTGGTTCTCACTATATGTTCTTGCAGTGGTCTAAGATTGACGTTGGGGCAGCAGACTATAGGGAATCAAATAGATTATTCTACATTTTCTGGGAAGCTTGTAAAGCAGACCAGAGATGCTACGGTATGTGCTACCTCAAAAACCGACGCTCTGGTTTCTCCTTTATGGCTTCAGCAGACACGGTTAACCAAGCAACAATTAGCTCAGACTCAAGATTCGGTATACTATCAAAATCAGGGGCTGATGCTAAAAAAATGTTTACCGACAAGGTAGTACCAATATCAATTAACTACCCTTTCTTTTTCCGTCCTATACAAGACGGTATGGATCGTCCAAAAACAGAGTTAGCATATAGAGTACCAGCATCGAAACTAACTAGAAGAAAACTAGATGAAGGTATTACATCAGAAGAAATAGAAGGACTTGATACAACTATTGACTGGAAAAATACAGGCGATAACAGTTATGACGGTGAGAAACTAAAACTGTTAGTGCACGATGAAAGTGGTAAATGGGAAAAGCCAGATAACATATTGAACAACTGGCGCGTTACAAAAACCACAATGCGATTAGGTAGTAAGATCGTTGGTAAGTGTATGATGGGATCAACTAGCAACGCTCTTGACAAAGGTGGTGAAAACTTTAAAAAACTATACTATGCTTCAGACGTTACGCAAAGAAACCGCAATGGACAGACTAGCTCAGGACTATATAGTTTGTTCATACCTATGGAATGGAATTACGAAGGATTCATCGATGCTTATGGCGTACCTGTATTCGAAAAACAAAAAGACGCCGTTAAAGATCCGCACGGGGACTTAATAACAACAGGTGTTATAGAACACTGGGAAAATGAGGTAGACGGCCTTAAGAATGACCAGGATAGCTTGAATGAATATTACAGGCAGTTTCCACGTACTGAAAAACATGCGTTCAGAGATGAAGCTAAATTATCTTTATTTAATCTAACTAAAATATACGAGCAGATAGATTATAACGAAGATATGAGGAATAAAGCCTTGGTTACTCAAGGTAATTTCCAATGGGCAGGAGGAATAAAAGATACTACTGTTAATTTTATACCAGATAACAATGGTAGGTTTTTAGTTTCATGGATTCCACCTGCAAGATTACAAAATCGTGTAATAATAAAGAATGGAGTTAAATATCCAGGCAACGAACACGTAGGTGCTTTTGGATGTGACTCTTACGATATATCAGGTACAGTTGATAAGAAAGGTTCTAAAGGTTCTTTACACGGACTTACAAAGTTTAGTATGGAAGAAGCACCTTTTAATATGTTTTTCTTAGAATATATATCAAGACCTCCAACTGCTGAAATATTTTTCGAAGACGTGCTTATGGCATTACACTTTTATGGTATGCCAATACTAGCAGAGAATAACAAACCAAGGTTATTGTATTATTTAAAAAGAAGAGGCTATAGACAGTTTTCTATTAACAGACCCGACAAGATATACAATAAACTTTCGGTTGCAGAAAGAGAAATAGGTGGGATACCAAACTCATCTGAAGACATTAAGCAAGCGCATGCTGCAGCTATAGAGTCTTATATTGAAGACCATGTAGGTTTAAAAGAAACGGAGTACGGTCAGATGTATTTTCAACGTACGCTAGAAGACTGGGCTAAGTTTAACATAAACAACAGAACAAAGTTTGATGCTACAATAAGTTCTGGTTTAGCTATTATGGCGTGCAACAAAAATAAATATTCACCAGTAGCTGAGGTTAAAAAAGAACCAGTGAATATAAGTTTTAAAAAATATGATAACACAGGTTATACTTCAAAAATAATAAAATAGATGGTTTACACTAATGTTAATAGTTCTTTTCCAAGTCAGGTAGTACCAGACGCAGAGAAAAATACTTATGATTACGGTTATCAAGTAGGTAGAGCTATTGAAAACGAATGGTTTAGAGGTGACAAAGGCTTAGGTGCTGGTGGTCGTTTCGGAAACAACTGGCAAGACTTTCACAGACTTAGACTTTATGCTAGAGGCGAACAGTCTGTAGCTAAGTATAAAGATGAACTTTCTATTAACGGTGATTTATCTTATTTAAATTTAGACTGGAAACCAGTTGCGGTATTATCTAAGTTTGTAGACATTGTTGTAAATGGTATGACCGATAAAGGTTATGAAATAAAATCTTTTGCAACAGATCCATTTGCTTTAAAAGAAAGAACAGACTTTATATTTAACGCTATTAGCGATATGCAAAGTCGTCAAGAAATAGAAACTTTAAATCAACTTACTGGTCAAAATTTCTTTTCTAACAAACAAATAAAAGAATTACCAGCCACGGAACAAGAGTTAGAGCTTTACATGCAGTTAGACTATAAACAGTCTGTAGAAATTGCAGAAGAAGAACTTATTGAAAATGTTTTAAGCTACAACAAGTACGACGAGATTAAAAAAAGATTAGCTTATGATTTAACCGTATTAGGTATATCAGCTGTTAAAACTGATTTTAATCTAGCAAATGGAATTACAGTTGATTATGTTGATCCAGCTAATTTAGTATACTCATACACTGAAGATCCAAACTTCGAAGATATATATTACGTTGGTGAATTAAAGTCTATGAGTTTGCAAGAAGTTAAAAAGCTTTTTCCTTATTTAACCGATAGTGACTTAGAAGAAATAGAAAAATATCCAGGTGACGCAAACTATACGCGTAATTATTATGGTCAAGACGATCAGTATAATCAAGTACAGGTTTTATTTTTTGAATACAAAACTTACAATAATCAAGTATTTAAAATAAAAGAAACAGATCAAGGTCTTGAAAAAGCTTTAGAAAAAGACGATTCTTTTAATCCACCTGAAAACGCTGAAAACTATAACAAAGTACATAGAGCGATTGAAGTATTATATAGCGGAGCGAAAATACTTGGTTACGAAAAAATGCTAAAGTGGGAGTTAGCTGAGAACATGACACGCCCTTATAGCGATCAAACTAAAGTTCAAATGAACTATAGCATTACTGCTCCTCGTATGTATAAAGGTCGTATAGAGAGTGTTGTAAGCAAATGTATTGGTTTTGCTGATATGATACAACTTACGCATTTAAAAATACAACAGGTGTTAGCACGTATGGTGCCAGACGGTGTGTTTGTAGATGTAGATGGTTTAGCTGAGGTTGATCTTGGTAATGGTACAAGCTACAATCCACAAGAAGCTTTAAACATGTACTTTCAAACTGGTAGCATTGTTGGTAGAAGTTTAACTCAAGACGGAGATTTAAATTCAGGTAAAGTACCTATTCAAGAGTTGCAAACTTCTTCAGCTATGGGCAAGATACAATCTCTTGTTCAAACATATCAGTATTATTTACAGATGATACGTGATGTGACCGGATTAAACGAAGCTAGAGACGGTAGTCAACCAAGTCAAGACTCGTTGGTTGGTTTACAAAAATTAGCTGCAGCTGCGTCTAACACAGCTACAAAGCATATACTTCAGTCTTTAATGTATTTAACAATTAGAGTATCTGAAAATATTAGTTTAAAAGCTTCAGATGCTTTGAGTTTTCCGCTATTGAAAAATGCTTTAATGAGTTCTATAAATAACTCAAACGTAAGCACCTTGCAAGAAGTAGAAAAATTAAATTTGCATGAGTTTGGTATATTTTTAGAACTTGAGCCAGAACAAGAAGAAAAACAAACGCTAGAAAGAAATATTCAAGTAGCTATACAGGCTGGTCAAATAGGTTTAGAAGATGCTATAGACATAAGACAAGTTAACAATACAAAATTAGCAAACCAACTTTTAAAACAAAAACAAAGACAAAAAGCTGAAAGAGAAAGAGCTATACAATTAGAAAATATACAAGCTCAAGCTCAAGCAAATGCCCAGTCTTCTGAACAAGCAGCTTTAGCAGAGGTTCAAAAGCAACAAGCGTTAACTGAAAGCAAACTACAACTTGAGCAAGGCAAGTCTCAGTTTGATATTAAAAAAATGGAAATGGAAGCTCAAATAAAAAGACAATTGATGGAGCAGAAATTTCAATACGATATACAGTTAGCTAAAATAGAAGCTGAAGCACAAACGCAAAGAGAAAAAGAAATAGAAGATCGTAAAGACGAGCGTGCTAGAATAATTGGTACGCAGCAATCAGAAATGATTTCACAACGTAAAAACGACGAATTACCTAAGAATTTTGAGTCATCAGGATTTGACTCGCTAGGAGGGTTTGGACTAGAGCAGTTTGAACCCCAGTAAAAATAAAATCCTTTAATTTTATATTATTATATTATGTCAGAAGAAGTAAAACAAGAAGGAGAGTTTAAAATGAAAACACCTTCTAAGCCTAAAAATTTAGGTAAATCAAACGAGGTAACTAAAGTAGAAATACCCGCCACTGCTAAAGAAACTCAAAGCGAAGTAACGCCTGAAGTTACAAAAGTAGAAATAAAAAAAGAACAAGACGATGCCGTTCAAACACAAGAGACAAATGATAGCAATGCTATTATCGAAGAGTCCAAAGACAGTAGCGACAGCGAAGAAGTGGTTAAAGAAATACGGACCTCCGACGAAGAAGTAGAGTCTCCTTTAACTGCAATTGAAGAGATAGAAGAGGAAACTAAAGAAGTTGTACAAAAAGAGCCACAGCAAACTGTTGCAGAGCAAAAACAACTACCAGAAAATATTGACAAGCTAGTTGCTTTTATGGAAGAAACTGGTGGAACTGTAGAAGACTATGTTAG